CTAATATACGATAAAGCATATAAGCAGAAGTCCTGCCACCTGAGAAACTGATGCAAGTGGGTTCATTTATCAGAAATGGGTTCATTTATTGCTTTCATTTTGTCCGTCAAATCCTGACTGATGCCCCGCCATATCCCTGTCGGGTCGGCATCCATCTCCTTCGCCCGATGCCAAGCGTGTGCTTTCCAACCATTGGTCGATGCCATCCTGACTAAATGGTCTAGAGTGCGTTGGTAATGCTCTGCCAATGTCCCCTGTTGTCCACAAAGCTCGTGTGATTTTAATAATTGGGTGGAGTCGTGTTCCATCTTTTTGTTCATCCAAGATTTGATGTGCTTCTTCTCTTGTCATTGTCTACCCCTGATTGCTGCTAATCTTTCCCGAATATGTTCAGGCATAGAAACGGCTTTTTGGCGGTCTTGTTCTAGTTTGGCTAAGGCAGGGTCAATCTGTGGTTTTAACTGCATTTCAGGCACTTCTGCGCCGTCCCATCGCTGTTGATTGAGGTAAACCAAAGGTGCAGGGATAAATGCCCCATTTGCCTTTAGCCATTGCTCTGTGGTTTTCATCCATGCAAGGTGTTTTAGGATTTGATCTGCCTGTGTGTCGCAATAAGACTTTACCCACACTTGTTTACATTTAGCCTTTGCCCCTTTTCTTGAAGTGTTAGGCCACATTTTCCAGAAGTCATCAAACATCGGTTTGCTTTCAAACATAGTTTCTCCAAGGGTGGATAGAGTCATTTCTATCCTACCTTCTCCAGACTTATCAGTGTTCATTCATTGACTCCTATTAAATTGAAAAACCAAAAAAGCCCCAAGTGCGCTTGACGGATTTGTTCGCTTATACACACAGCCTTGTTTACCACCGATGTACTGTGTGCTTTACCAGTCGCCAAATCAACGCTGGTCACATTTTGCACAAGGGGTGTACTTGTGTGCGGTGTTTTCTTCCAAGCAGTCCATGCAGACTCACTACTATCGTGTGGAGTACGGATGCTGTGAAAACATAAAAAAAGCCACTTAGCTCTACCCTCGGTGAGAACCCTAAAGTAAAAACCAAGGGCGAGAGTAGAATTAAGTGGCCTAATTTCATTGCTTCTCACGGCAACGGATTTAGTATACATCAAAAACAATTGGTTGTGCAATTGCTCCCATAACAACAAGTTTGGCAGGTGACATACTTGCCATCAGCATAGTAGGTGTGTGTTGAACAAGCTGCCCACAATGTGAAGCTGGACAGTGCTAAGTATGCGCCAATAATCACTTTTTTCATTTTGTTTCCTTTGGTTAAGTTACTTTTTACTTTGCTGAATACGCTTTTGCTCAATGGAATTGGCAAGTAGTTTACGCAACCACATTGCCCCTCCCAAATTCTTAAATTCATCTCTCAGGGATTTAGTCACCCTGACTGCAATCTGAATCTGGCTACCTGTTAGTTCTGATGGCGGTCTTGGCATTTTGTCTTCTGTTGATTAAAAGATTGGATTGTTGTTTGTGTCATACAGTTTGACAATAAGGGAAAGTCCTAGTGTCCTACATTATATATTATGTCATACACTACATTCCTCAATAACTTGAAAGGTGTGAAATGATAAAGACAGAATCCTCTTGGAAACCCTTGTTTGCTGATGAAAGCAGAGAGAAATGTCCGTACTCAGGATGCGGTTCTTTGCAGTTTGAACAGGGTACTTATCGCTGCTATCACTGCAAATCTTGGTTTTACTTAGATGAACGCACACTTGAAGAAAGCTACAACGATGAGCAAGTTTAATCAACCCACTGTTTTGCCAGAACCTAAAACTCAACAGCAGTTTTACGATGAGTTACGCAATGGCGTGATCGAAGAAGTGGCAATGTCTATAGAACGAATGCGTGGTTTTGGCGGCGATACGATCAGCAGCTTTGCAATTTTTATCAGAGAGATGAAGAAATGACACAAGATGAAATCATTGAGATGGCAATTAAAGCCGGAATGGCGGAAGAAATTGCGGCGTTCAATATTCCAATTATTGAAACCTTTGCAAAACTGGTAGCCGACAAAGCCATTGCAGAGTTGGAAAGCCAAGAGCCACGCAATGTCAGAGAGCGTTGGAATGTTGAGCTTGATGGAAATGATTTGTTGGTTTGTTTTAACGACCATGAAAAAGGTGATAAATGCCAATATGAACGCTATTCACCACAGCGCAGCGAATCGTCTGGCAAGCCATCCGCATGGGTAGGGCTGGCAAATGATGAACTTACAGACTTGTTTCACAACACAAGCCTTGGACAAGCGAGCGCAGTTGCTCAAGCCATTGAGTTGCTCAAGGAGAAGAATACATGACGTGGGTTATAAAAGTTACTCATATGGACGAGGCAAAAAATCAAATTGCTTTTCAAGTGGTGGTAAATGAAGACGACCATAATTTTAGTAAATTTGATGTTCGCATTGAATATTTCAAAGAAATGTTGGCTCGAATGGAGGCTCATCTTAAAGAGATGAAGAACACATGACGCATGATGAATTGCAGAAAGTTCGTAATGCACTTGCCGTTGCAACTACTCATTTTGCAAGAGACAGAAATGTTGTTTTAGATGCGATAGTTATTCTTAACAATGCCTTGGCAGAACCACCACAGCGCACATGGGTAGGGCTGACGGATGAGGAGATTAGCGAATTGTCAAAAGGTCACATTGTCAGAAGCACTTATGCCAGAGCCATTGAAGCCAAACTCAAGGAAAAGAACGGCTTTGCCGAGGAGAAGAAAACATGATTGACCGACTTATCCTGAGTGCTGTGCTAGGTACAGTTGGATGGAATGGAATGTTTCCCGACCCACCAGTGCCTATGACTTTGCAGCAAAAGGCTAAAGACAAGTCAATCAGCGCAGTGTGCGCTAAGAAAAATCAAACCAAGAAGGTTCAAAAATTATGTATTAGATGGGGTAAACACCTATATTAATCATGATAGTGTCTGACAGAATACACACATTGACAGGTTTTAAACAGGAGTAAATGATGATTGATTTGGAAAGAGATACTTGGATGGCACTGCAAGATATGAGTTCAGAGGATGTTGCAGATGCGATATGCGATAGTCAAGCTATCGTAGAAGCAATACAGTCTAATGCTTGGTCTGATGTTGCCGACATGGTGAGAGCCAGAGTCGAACTAAAAGCAAAACGTCTTGCACAGGTCGCTAATGACTTGCCTTTGACCCCTTGGGTAGACGAAGAAGAAGAACTAAACCTGTGGCGTTGTTACCAGATTGAACGTCAACAGCAAGCCTTGGAAGAACGCAAGGTAAAAGTTAAAATCAACCCCTATTCCAAAAGCGAGGTCGCTAATGAAGACTAAGCTAAACCTAGAAAGAATTATTGAGGAGCATTCCAATGAATACTGCTGTTCGTTCTGCCTTAAACCTCGTGATCCAGCAAATAAGTGCTGTGATGATTCGTTTTTTATCTTACTTTCAGATTTGGACTCCAACGCTCAGTTTAAAAGAGCGTCAGAGATCGCTAAAGAAGGCGGCTAGACGCATCAAAGAGCAACCAAAGGTACAGAAGGTGGTTATGCCATCTAAACCGATTACAGACCCTAGTTTTGGGTATGTGAACTCAGCACTGACCGATGTGTCAGCAACATGGAAAAAGTTTGAAAAGAAAGGAGTTGAAGAAAGTAAGAAAGAAGAAGCGTTTAAACAAATTCGTAGAGTTCAATAAAAGGAGTTGAGGAATGAATAAAGAACAGGTGTTAAGTCTTATCAGTAAGAATGTCAATGAACATACTGAGAAGAAAGGAAGTTTGACATATCTTTCATGGGCGTGGGCATGGGCTGAAGCTATCAAAGCTGATCCAGATGCTATATACAAGACTGAAATGTTTGATGGCAAATGTTTCATGGACATAAACGGTACTGCAATGGTGTTCGTAACAGTCACTATGTTTGGCAAACCAATGACTTGCCAGTTACCAGTGATGGACTACAAAAACAAAGCAATCCCTAATCCTGATGCGTTTGCAGTCAACACCGCCATCATGCGTTGCATGACTAAGGCTTTGTCTCTGCATGGCTTGGGTCTGTATATCTATGCGGGTGAAGATTTGCCAGAGGGTGAATCTGACCTTGATGTAGGCATGATGACTGACCACTTAGCAGCAATTGATGCGGCATCAACTTTAGAGGAATTGAAAGATGTATACAGCACTGCTTACACTGCTTGCGCTGGTGATAAAGGCTGGCAGAAGAAAGTAATTGATGCAAAAGAAAAGCGTAAAGGAGCGTTGAAATGAGTGAAGTTGAACAAGGATCACCCGAATGGTTTGCACAGCGTTGTGGCAAGGCTACAGCATCTCGCATCTCTGACATTGTTGCTAAGACAAAGACAGGTTACAGCACTAGCAGAGCAAACTATATGGCTCAACTGGTAGTCGAGCGCATGACTAACCAAGTAGCAGAGTCTTACAGCAATGCTGCTATGGAATGGGGCGTGGAGAACGAAACCTTTGCTCGTGCCGCATACGAGGCTAAAACAGGCAATATGGTCGATCAGGTAGGTGCTATTGACCATCCAAGGATTGCCATGTCTGCTGCCTCTCCTGATGGCCTTGTGGGTGATGATGGATGCTTAGAGATCAAGTGTCCTAACACTGCCACACACATTGATACCCTTTTGGGTGATGAACCCGCAAAGAAGTATTACGACCAGATGCAGTGGCAAATGGTATGTGCAAACAGAAGTTGGTGTGACTTTGTGAGTTTTGACCCACGAATGCCATCGCACTTGCAACTGTTTGTCAAAAGGATAGAGCGCAATGATGCGTATATTGCAGAACTCGAAAAAGAGGTTATTCAATTCCTTGCGGAAGTGGACGACAAAGTTAAAAAACTCAATGAAATCAAGGTGTAAATATGGAACAGCGTGATAACTCAGGTGTCTTGTTTAAGAACGACAAGAAAGAAAAAGACAGTCATCCTGATTACAAAGGAAACATTCGGGTTGCTGGTCAGGAATTCTGGCTATCAGCATGGGTAAAAGAGGGTAAGAACGGTAAGTTCATGGGACTAGCAGTCAGCCCTAAAGAAGAACAAGCAAGCCAACCTCAAAGCAAGCCTAAAGCTAAGATTGAGGACATGGATTCGGACATACCTTTTTGATGTGATTCAATGGGGAAAGCGTAAGTGAGTACCCACTAACTTAATAGGAGTGAATATGATTCATTATCACGGACTTCCAATAACACCAACACCTGTAGCTAACTATGCAGTTCAAGCAGGTCATGCGTTTGTTTCGTATGCACACCCAGAACAAATAGCAACCGCCATTGATGTAGCTCAATCTTTTGCTATTGACAATGGAGCATTTAGCGCATGGAAGTCAGGAGAACCAGTAACAGATTGGCAACCTTTTTACGATTGGGCATTAAATCTTAAAAAAGTACCTTCCTGCGATTTTGCTGTTTTGCCTGATGTTATTGATGGCACAGAAGAAGATAACGATGCCTTGTTGCGGGATAACCCATTGCCACTATGGTTTGGCGCACCTGTTTGGCATATGCACGAATCCCTTGAGAGACTTGAACAATTAGCCAATACATATGTACGGGTTTGCATTGGCAGTTCAGGAGAATACGCAACCATTGGTACTTTTCAATGGTGGTCAAAAATGGGGCAAGCGATGAGGGTAATTTGCGATGATTTAGGCAGACCATCCTGTAAATTGCATGGTTTACGAATGTTAGACCCTGCAATATTTACAAAACTTCCTTTTTGTTCTGCTGATTCCACAAATATTGCCCGAAATGTTGGTATGGATGGGAAATGGAGAAGCGGAAACTATCCACCACCAACAAAAGAAGCAAGAGCACAAGTTATGAGAAGCAGGATTGAGGCACACAATGCCCCGCCAGTTTGGGGTTTTCATCAAGTTGAACAAGGAGTATTACTATGATTTACGCAGGAATTTACATTGCCGCATTGGTTGCCGCCAACCTTTTGGTTGCTTGGTTAGGAGTTTGGTTTAGCCTAGTCAATGCCTTTGTCTTGATTGGATTGGACTTGTCTTTGCGGGATAAATTGCATGACCTATGGGAAGGAGACAAATTACCCATAAAAATGGGCGGTCTTATTGCAACGGCAAGTATTGTTTCTTATGCCATCAATCCAGCTACAGGCATGATTGCATTTGCTTCCTTGGCGGCCTTCAGTTTGTCGATGGTAGCTGATTCACTGGTATACCAATACCTTAAACATAAAGAATGGATGATTCGTGCTAATGGGTCAAATGTTGCTGGCTCTGCTGTTGATTCAGTAGTTTTTCCAACAATAGCTTTTGGCGGGTTGATGCCTGAAATTGTTGCATTGCAATTTGTAGCAAAAGTTGGTGGTGGTTTTGTTTGGAGTAAATTTTTAAATAGGAGTGAATGATGAGTAAATTAGACGATATACATTTTGGCGGTGAAGTGAAAAGATTCTTTGACTTACCTATCTTTGGTCGGGTGAGAACATCTGACCCAACAACCAGTTATGAAGCCGCTGATTCTGCAAAAGACTTGGCTTCTAAACATTTTTGCATGATTGTGGACGCTTTAAAGGCTCATGGCTCGCTTGGTAAAGATGGAATTGCCCAACATAGTGGGTTAGACTCAAATCAGGTTGCAAGACGTTTAAACGAGTTGTCCAACATGGATTTGATTGAGTTGACAGGGCAAACAGTCAAGTCTAAATCTGGACGTAACGAGCGTGAGTGGAAAGTAAAGTGATGAGCAATGTACTTGCCATCATAGGATTATTGGCAATAGGTGGAGCGGTACTCATATTAGGTTTATGGGTAGCACTCCACTTCTTTGACGATTAAGCTACTAAACCATTGAGGTAGGTGGTCTTCCCTGCCACTTTGGTTGCGGTTAACTCTTGTTTCTTGAGGTTGTTTGGATCGTAAGACACATGAACCCATCCAGAATCAGGTACACCTTGCGTATAAAACTCTAAGATAAGCTGTGTGTAGTCCAAGTTGTCCATAATCCACTGAGCCAGATCAGCATTAGCAACACCAGCAATCTCAATGTCAGCGGCTTGACCTTTACAGTGATCCGATGTCTTACTTCCGCCAACGGCAGCATTTGACTCAGGACTACGATAGCCAGAATTCACGGTCACAGACTTGCCAAAGTGTTCACGCACAGGCTGAAGCACCTTTTCGCAAAGAGTCTTCAAGTTCTCAAGTGCCTGTTCATCAGGGGTGTTATCTATACCTAAGCGAGTGGCAGTGTCTGACTTAGTGAGTTCTTTTAAGGTGAAGTTTGCTGACAAGTTCATGGTTTTGCTTTCAAGGTTTGGTAGACGGATTGGTAGGCATCAATACAGGCGTTGAGTTGTCTTGTGTTGGCATCTCCTTGGTCGGTGATGGCGACAAGAGATTTAGCAACCTCTCTGTCAAGTTCGGCACTTGCTTGAACGCTATCTCCGCTGGCAGGGGCGGTATCTGTGGTGGTTGGTATGGGGCAGTTGGCTGCTTTGACAGGAATCCGCAACCGCAAAGCACCAGAGTCAATGTCAGCATCACGCTTGAGTTTCGCAAGTTTTGCATCTTGATTTGCTTTCTGAAGTTTAGTGGCTTGAGTTTGAATTGCTGAGACTAGGATTTGTTCCTTTTGCCTAGCTTCTGCATTTAGGGCGGCAATCTCAAGTTGTTGACGAGTAACCTCATCATTTGACCCCTTGAGATAACCACCACCAAAGGCACTCAGAACCGCCATTAGGATGCCCAAAAGCACCCAAGGATTAAACAGGCTCATGGTGCAGGCGGCTCATCATTGTCAATAACTTCTGCCTTGGCACTGGCATTAGCTACTGCCTTTACAGCAGAACGACCAGCTACACCGCCAAGTACACCAGTGATAAACACCATAATAGTGTTGATTTGCTGTGTATATACCTTGTCAATTGCTGCCATACCAGACATGGGTTGAGTTACAAATGAAACGCTATACAAGAACATGGCAACTGATCCCAAAAGAATCAATGTCAAAGCAAATATTACGATTGCCCAAATTCTGACTTCAATTTCTTCAGCAGTCATTCGGTTGTTTGGTTTGTATCCAATGGTAGGCATTACTTTTTCTCCTGTTCAGGTTTAACGAGTTGCTCTGGACAAGTACCTGTAGCGGTACAAATTGGGGGCTTACATTCAGCATTTTGCCAATTCTGAGGGTCTTGGCAAGGATAACGAAACCTATCCTCACAGGCAGACAATAGAACCAGTGCCATCAATAAGAATATCTTCATTTCTCTTTATCCCTTTCCTTTTGTTCAATCTGTCTTCTTAACTTCTCAACCTTTTCAACTTGTTCCTTGACCTCGTGCTTTGCTTCCAGAATATCTAGATACAACATTGCACCCAATGGGAGTAGGAGAGCTACCAATACACAACAAGCAATCCAACCCATTATGTCTTCTTCCAATGACTTACGAACAGTAACCACAGCCATAGGTACAGGAGGAATATAGAAGTCGTTACTAGGTACGCTACTTTTAGCTGGAAGTTTCTTTCTTCCTCCTTGCGTTGCCATAGTTCTCGCCTCTTGATTGCCTCTTGCTTCAATCTTGCCTGAGTCTGTTCTTCCTCAATCTTGTCCTTCATGCTAAAAACTTCTGAGTACAGTGCGCCCATCTCAGGAGGGCTTTGATACACCATGCACTCACGAATCTGCACCACTAACGCATCCATTTCTTGCTGCGCCATCACCCTCTTTAAAGCCGCTTCCATGTGGTTTTGTTCAGGGTCATAGACTGTCAGACTCTTTTCTTCTTCTTCCCTAATGTGTGCTGCAAGCTGTTCTTGAAGTCTGAAAAACTCAGTTAGATTCTTGACAATATCAACTTTGACTTGTGTCTCATCTACCGCAACATACTTTTCTTTCTTTTTCGCCACAGGCTTGGTCGTGGCTGTCTTTTGCTTGGGTTTAAAGAAGTTACTAAAGTTACTCCAAAATCCAGTAACTTCCTTATATATGCCAACAACCTCATCAGCAGTTGCTTTGATCTCAACAAAAGATTCTTTTGCTTGCTTATAAAGTTCACAGCCAGCTTGAATCTGTTTGACAAGTCCTGCCGCAAGAAGGCAAATGCTGATTGGATCAATTTTGCGCTCCTACTCTGGAACAAATTGATAGTATGGTTCTGTAACAGGCTCAACAACTTGACTAGGGCTAACGGCAGTTGATGCACCAATGTATCCAGAACGCAATGTACCCATTCCCAAAGCAGTTGCAAAATCAGACAAATCTTCAGGTTTAATTACTGATTTCAAATCAACTTCTTTGCCTTTTTTGCTGATAATTTTTGTAGAAGTATTCAATATTGCATCTACTCCACCTTCATCAAGAAACAACTTTCTGTGAGCGTCTTTTGTAGCTTGATCAATATTTGTTTGACCAATCAAAGACAAAATTCGAAAACCTTTGTTAAAGACACTTGCAATTTGATTGACAGCAATGCCTGACAATCTTTGAGCACTTACACCACCTGTTGCTCTTTCTATAATAGATGTTTCTTTAACAGCAGTTGGTCGTATTTGCAAATTTTCTACATTAACTTTGTTTGCTAACCTTGATACATCAGCCAATGCAGTTAAACTGTTGTAGTGCTTTTGCCCAAAGATAGAGACAAATGTATCTTTGTTTTTGTCAAGATATTCCAATGGATTCTCAGAATCAAGCATACGAGTAACAAGACCATTTCTTACGGCAAGTTTTGCATTGATTTGCTCATCAGATGACAGTTTATTAAGGTCTGTAGTAAATCTATTACGATAGCCTTTACCTGTAGAACTTGTCATCTTAGACACTATCCCATCAACACCCATTGAGTCATAGTCAGACAAGAAACTTTGACCAAGACGAGTTCTAGATTCTCTTGCCGCATCGTCAATAGCAACTTTTTCAGTGGCTAAATATTGTGCTTTTAGACCAGTATCAGTTAGTCTTTGTTTCAAAGCAGGAAGTTGATCAACAATGTCGCTATACCCGCCATTTGTACTTGTTTTTGACAAAAGATTATCTAGTTTTTCGGGGTCAATAAAGCCGTTCTTGTTTAATGATTGGCTATACAACTTTGACATAACTGATTTTTCAGCCAAAATAATGCCATCATTTCCAGCGACACGCAAAAATTGATTTAATGCTGTAGGACTTCTAGCGATCAATGGAGAAATTTTTTCTGCATAGTCAGCAGAACTAATTTTTTCAATAGCCGCAGCATCTTTGAATGGAACACCAACCTTATTAAAATAGTCAGTATCCAGATTACTCATTGCTTGACCAAAAGGCAATTTTTCGCCTCTAAAATCAATAGTAATATTGCCATTAGCATTTTGAACTTTGTCTAATGCTTCATCTACTCTGTTTTGCAAAAGACGCAACTTGTCTTGCCTATTAGGATCACGAGTTATCCTGATGTCTTCAGCAACACGCCTTTTTAATGAATCAAGACTTGTAATGTCCATGCCCATAGATAAATCTGGTGCAGTAGTAGCTGGCAACATTTCTCCTGTTTGACTAGGAGTTGCTTGTCTACGCATAGCCTTAAACTTGGAAGACTGTTCACGCACTAACTTTAACAATGGTGCTTGTTTAGCCCAAGGATCACCTTGGAACAATTGTTCGGCTGTATTTAGTAAATCTTGTGTCTCTTGTGCTGGCAACAATGCACCTTGCTTAGATGCCTGACTTAAAACAGAATCATATTCTGGTGAAAGTGCGGCTCTTGCAGCTTTTTCTTTGGACAACACAAGGTTTTGTATTGCAGTACCAATTTCAACTGGTTTGGCTTGACCAGTAATATTGATTCCTCCAGTTAACTTGTTTAACTGATCATCAATAAACCCAATTCTTTTGTTGTAGTCAGTTTCCACTTCAGCTAATTTTGCTTTTCCAGAGGGCATTTCTGCACTTGGAACAGGGTAAATTTCTGAAGCTCTTTTACGAACAGCAACCTTTAAATCTGCATACAGCTTATTTAATTCACCAGCAAAACCAACATCATTCTTGGCAAGGTCTTCTAGTTTTGTTCTAAAAGCAATGTTATCTAAACCAGTAACAGCTAACGCACCTTTTTCACCAGTTACAAACTGAACTCTATCTTGAATAGATTTCAATCTTGTTTGAAGTGTTGGGTCTGCTTCTAAGGCTTTTTCTACAAGGTCTTTTGCCCTTGAAAGTCCTTCCACATTAGCCAAGTCAGCAACATCAAGGTCTTTAATGTCAAATCGTTCTTTGCCTTTTTCAAGCAGCATCTGACCGCCCTTTGCTGTTCCACCGCCAGAAAGTAAAGAGAAAAGTATGCCGCCAGTAATTTGTCCGGGGACTCCTGCTACTTGCTGACCAACTTCACCACCAAATTCGCCTCCAGCACCAGCCATTCCACCAGTAAATACATTTACTCCCTTTGAAAGTAATCCAGTTCCACCAAACAAATTTAATGGGTCAGCCGCACCTTCTACAAAAGCACCAAGATACTTTTGTGTAGTAGTTGCAGGGCGCATTTCTGGCCTTAAACCAAGCCTTGATTGAACACCTTCTGTTGTAAATTCTTCTAATTCTGGTTGAGTAGGAAAAGCACCAGCAAAAGTTCCTTGCTGTAAAGCACTTCCAGATACGAGTCTTGATGGAGTTAGTCCTATCTTGGCTCTATTTAATAAATACTCAAACATTGATGGAGTTGGAGGCTGATCTCCAATCATTTGCAATTCGGCAGGAATTTCCTCTGTTTTAACAGCAGCAGATTGTTCATTTTCTAAACGCAGACGAAATTCAAATTCTTCTTGTTCAGTCATCGTGTTACTCCACTTTGTTTGGCTTTGTATTCTTGATAACGCTTTTCTTTGTCAGCATCAAATGTTGATGATGCTTCAGGAGATTGAGGTTTATTTTTATTGTTTGGATTTATCAACTTAAATTGGTTCAATTGATCGTCAAGTTGTCTAATGGCAATATCATAATTTGGAGTTTTGTCATACCCAGCTTGTTCAGCTTGAGCTTTAATAAACTTTTTACGCTCCAAAAGTGCGCCACGATATACAGCAGTAGCAAATCTCTCTGCTTGTTCCTTGGTAACATTTGTTTTTCTGCCAGTAAAGAATCCAACAGCATCTTGGGCTAATCTATCATCAAGACCACCAGTTCTAGCAAAACGATTTACATCTTGGTTAGACATATTTTTGCCTTCGCCAGTTAATCTAGCTAAAGAACCGGGTAACGAGGCGGCGGCAATGTCATTTGTTGTTGACATCCTAATTGTTTCAATTGCACTTGGCGCATCTGCAAGAATAGTTGATGTTCTATCCATTACAGGGTCTTTGCTAATTTGCGAACTAAAAGCAAGCCAATCTTTAGGGGCAGCAGGTTGACCCGGCAAAAGAATTGCACTGGCTTTTGCTTTTGCTTGTTCCGATACTTCAACAGCTTTATCAACTAATCCAGCTTGTTCAGGCGTTAAATCAGCGTATGATTTTCCATATGTTGCTTTAGATTTTCTTTCTGCTTCTGCGCCAAAAGCAATATTTCTTTCTTTTGGTTCTTTTGTTGTCAAGCGAGTCAGTTGAGCCAAATACTCAGCGTTATATTCTGGAGTTCCTTTTACGCCTTTTTCTAAGGCAAACTTTTCTGCTATTTGAATTTCATTAGGTGTTGCTTCTGCCTTTGGTTTAGGATTAATTACAGACAACATACTCTCAAGACTAGAAATTTGTTGTTGTATTTCAGGTGTTTGTGGCATTGCTTTATATTGAGCAATAGCATTATTAATCTGCGGAATCATTTGTATTTTTTGTATGTCAGCAGGAACAGCCAATTGACGCTCTTTATTAGCTTGAGCAACTTGAATAGCCGCTTGTCTACCAGAATTAGCCAAAGCAATAGCAAATTGTTGGTCACCAGATTGAGCCGCCAATTGAGCCGCTTGCATAAATGATTCAGGCTTAGATGGGTCAAGTTGTGATGCCAACTGTTGACGCTGTGAAATCATCTTCAACTGTGGGTCTTCTCCACCCAAAGCACCGCCAATAGCAGAGCCTAGTTGTTGACCGCCACGGTAAAAGCCATACTGAGCTTGCGCTCTAGGATCGAGTTGAGCAAACTGCATTGCTTGCGCTTGTTGCGCTTGCTGTTGAGCAAGTTGATATTGCTCAGGTGTTGCAAATAATCCAGCGATTTCTGATGCCATGATTTATTCCTTAATAGTTAAAAGCAGCAGGGTTATAACCAACCTTGGATGAATCTATACTTCCACCACTAAATGCACCAAAATCAGTAGGAGATGGAGTAAAGTAGTTTTGAATTCCAGCCATTAACTGAGGATTACTTGCCAATCCTTGTAATGCTGTACCAAAACCACTTGTTCCAGCACCAGTTTGTAAAGTTCTAGCTGCACCTAACCCACCAGTTAACAATGCTTGTCCAACATTGCCACCAGCACTAGCAGAACGACCACCAAGTTCAGAACCCAAGGCTAAAGGTTGTTGTCCAAGAGACTCAATGGTTGAACCAGCACCCAAGTAAGCACTGAATGGACTCAAAGCACCAACTTGACCAGCTTGATAC